AGATATGCGGTGTTTAGGTATTTCTCCACGTTTTTCTTGTTGATGACGTATTGATCTTAATTCAAAATTTGAGTAACGAATGCTGGGTAAATTTTCTAGTCCTACTCGTCTCCTATGGTAGTTTTTTGTTACTTTTACGTCCCAATAACTTTTACCACTATACTTAGCTTTCGCTCTTTTTTCATAACGAGATTCTGCTAATGCATATTCACTACGAAGTAGCATGCTTAGGTCTTCCATGTCTTCATAAAACGCACCTGTTATACCTATCTCAGAATCTGACGCACAATCTGTATACAGTTCAGCTTTCGCCAGTATCTCAGGGTCAACACGCATCATAGGAAGACCATCTTTTTGAAGCAAGCCCTCCCGCCAACCTGTACCGTAACCGCTAGAAGTTACACTGTATTCATCTTTATTACGAATATATTGAGATTCTCTAGCACATTTAGTTGAGCAGTGTAATTTTTTAAGTCTGTGTAATGGCAATAAAGCACCACAGTGAGCACAGACCCTAGCCATTAGAAAAATACTCCAGTGATAAAATTAGCTGGGTCTTTATGAAAACATTGGGTAATCCGCCAGTCCGTATAAAAAGACTGCCCCAATAATTTGCGTGGAAACACCAGCGTCACACACATTCTATCTTGATTGCGCCACCTGGAGATACCGTAGCTCATAGGAAGTTTCCACGCTCCAAACTCATTCTTTAACGAGGACATCCTCTAGTAAACCTTTAGCATTGATTCGTATAGTGTGCGCTAACGAACCACGGTGCATTTTTCTAAAAACTTCAAGACCTTCTTGTTTAGAATATATCTCCTCGTTATGGTCTGCCCTTTCTTTACAGTTCATAGCGTACCATCTGTCAAAGTTTTCTTCGTATGTATCACCGTTACAATATTTAAATTCTTCCATAATACTTTCCTATACTTAATTAACCTTTTAAGCATAGGTTAGAAGTAAAGGAAAGTAAAGTATAAGTTTAGGAAAAAAGGCAAAGGTTAATGCTCTTCGTATTCTCCTTCTATAACCTTGCCTTGAGGTAGGATGCCACCTGTTTCATAGTAGAGTTGTTGCATACGTTCTAGCACTTCTTCTTTTGACATGCTGTCTACCCTATTTACAGTTAGCTCACTGCGATTTACATAAAGACCTGCTGCTTTACCTCTTGCCACTTCGGCAGTCACCGCAGCAGACCACGCACCATTACGCATAGCACCGTCACGTATCTCTTTGAGATCTACTAAATGGTTACCCAGCGTGAGCTCAGCTTTATCTGCTGCTTTAGTTTGTAGTTGATGAATGCGATCTTTGACTATAGGGTTTGCGTCACTGGTTAACATAGTACCAGCACGACCTGCATTTTTTTCACTGTACCCAGCTTCTTTTGCAGCGTCTTTTTTCTTCATACCCTTGGCTACGTTTTGTGCAAACTTTTCTTGTTTAGGAGTTAGTTTCTTACTCAAAATTCTCTCCACACACGTAGTTTATAGTCACCCTCGTCTTCTATTTTACGTGTAACAAACTTTTTATTATTTCTTCTACCGTAATTAGATATAGCTACCCTGAGTTTTTGTACATTATCAGAGTTCCAGTAATCTTCTACGGTAAAGTGTTGACCTACTTCCATAAGGTGTAGGTTGTACTTATTATTACGAGGCATAATTTCAGGTATCGGTTCACCTTTTTCAAACGAGGATATTTTCATAAATTAATGTATCCAGACTTTATCGAGAGTTTCTAATGATCTCCAGATATCAAGGTCACAGTCAATTATAGCTGAACCTAATTCTGGCAGAAATATATTGATTCTCATGTGTGGCTCACACTCTTCACCACTTTTATGTTGATGTAATAAAAGTGCACTTGCTACAAAAACTATTGAATCAAAGTCATCGTAACCCATTGATTCTATTGCCTTTTTTAAATCTACTTTAAGTTTGTCTATATCAACCTGACGGTTGTATCCATTCTTTTCTGCAAATTTATTTATAAGTTCTATGTCTTGCCATAAAACTTTTCTGTAATCTTTTGTAAACATTTATCTCCTTTTTATTTATTTAAACATATACTTTAGTTTACTTCTAATTCAGTGTAAAGCTAATCATTACCACCGCCATACAACCAAAACACAAGCAAGTAACGGTCACCGTCTTCATCGACTGGTAAGCCACGGTGCATGTGTGTAAAACTAGGAAAAAATAAAGCATGCCCATTCGGTAACGGTTCTACAGTAGCACGACCATGAAACTCAGTTCCACCACCTTTATAGTCTCCAGTGTTTAACGGTACAACCATACTAATATCTGCCGTCTGGTCATGGTGCCACGCACCTTGTTTTTTATCTTTTACATTATAGTTCGCAATCTGTATAGTTGAAGCAGAGCTAACATATCTTTGCCATATTGACATAAAAATAGGGTTCATAACATTAAAGACTACGCCAAGCATCGAGTTAAATAATTCTGGTGCTTTTTCGTGCAGTATTATTTCTGGTATCTGCCTCAGTTCATCTTCTTCTGCGTTAGGTTCAAAAGCCAAATGTTGTTTCATATTCTCTATTTCGTCTAGCATAGTGTCACAAAACTCTTGCGTAAATAAAGGTACGGAATATATATCGTGTCCGTGTTTAGTGACGTAATCTTGTAGCACATTTTTTACATCACCCAGCCCCTCACTTTGATGAAACTCTTGTAGACTTTTCATAGAATCTTTAGTTAACTCAAGAGTAGTTTTATCTAACATCCACTCAGCTTTTATAGTAAGTAAAAAATTTTTAATCAGGTACGGAGGGGTTTGCATAAGGGCTCCATTTAATTCTTTTTAACTAGGGTATAACTAAGTATAGGTTATTATTTTCAACGCTCTAAGGGGCTGCATTTAACCCACTATTTCCGCATAACCAGACTTAATATCATACTTTATATCAGCAAGTTTTAAACCATTCTTGCTTAATAATGTTTTTACTTTTGCTTTCTTATACAGCTTATGACGTGCTGCGTTTGTCTCAGACTTTGCTTGTTTACCTGTAGCTTGAATAATGTTATTTTCGTTTACTACTGATTGTGCTTTTACAGGTGCCTTGTCTTTTACTTTAAGTTTTTTCTCAGGTGTTTGTATAACTGCTTGAGTCATATCTTTCTCTGCTGGTTTAACAGCATGAGGGTTTATTAATTGCCATAGCTGATGAGACATTTTTTGTCTATCGCCATTAAGTTTAGCGTGTTCTTTTAATTTCTTTTTACTGTACATGTTGTACAGCATAAAATGTTTTTCTGCGTTTAACCAAGCACGACTAGTAACTCTATCAGGGTCGTATAATAAAGGTGAGCCACCTTTTATTTTATGTACTTCTCCAACTGTTGTGATAACAGCTCTTTTATAGTCTGGACCATCAGGTGTATTATTGACAAAGGCAATAACCTTCACGTCTTTTAATTCAGTTAGTTTCATAGCTTTAGTTTAGTCATGATTAAGATAGTGTAAAGGAACGGTGCTATGAAACACCGTTCCATACACAGTTATGCAGCTTTAGCGTACTCAATAGCTTTAGTCATAGCTTTCTGCTTCAACGAAGCACGACCGCCAAACCAAGCATTGTGTAAAGAAGCGTCACGGTCATGACCCCACTTATGGTCAACTACGAAAGTAACAGCATTCATAGCACCCCACCACGTACCTTTAGATGATTTAAGGTTAGCTCCTGGCTGTTCCTCAATCGCTTGGTGTACCATAGCTGGTATGCGTTTAAACTCATCAACCATAGATTGACGAGTAGCGATAGCCTTGACATTACTCATTTTCTCTATCTCAGCTTGGGCTACGAGTAGCTCAGGTTGAAACAGGTCAGCAATGTAGTTAACCACTGAATCTTTCTTAAACCGTTTACCACTAAGAAACTCAGCACTCTGCTTAAACTCCTCCATGCGGTTACCAGCTAGACCCAAAGCTTCCTCTGCAGAAGCAAACACTTGATGGTCAAGAGCCTTAACATGAGGCATTTTAAAACCAGCAGTGCGTTTGTCAGACAGAGCCATGGTTAACGTATTATTACAAACTACCCTGATAGGTGTAAACCTAATCTCGTTAGACTTACCCCACTTATGAGACACGTTTACTAATAAGTAACCTAGCACACGGTCATCACCAGGAAGCGTAAAGTCTTTACTGACATTAGCTAAACCCCAAACCTGCTCGCCACCTTTCAGCGACCCAGCAGTTTCCATTTTCATGTGCCCAGCGTCAGTAAACTTTTTGAAAAATTCAAAAGCCTCTGAGTTTTGACTAGGGATAAACCTTGGACCACATGGACCAAAGGTCTTGTTATCACTATCACGGACTAGCACAGAGTAATTTTCTACACCAATGATATCATCACTAGCGTTTACGTCTGCGTCAGCGTGGGTAAATAAATGCCTTTTACTTACTGTCCAGTCTAGTCCAGCAGCAACAAGCATCTCTTGTGGTG